TATATTAGACTGAGCCATAAGAAGCTTAACATCAGCTTTTATCTCATTGACATCATTCCATATCAAAAGACTAACAAGTGATACTAAAGATGGGAATATCCACACTTTAAAAGCAGCTATAGAAGGATTCTCTTTAATCATTTAGTGTTCTATTTTAAAAGTTTGAACTCATAAACAGAACCTGCTGGTTTCTTTAGACTGACAGTCAATGTGTTAGGCACAATATTTCCTTTTAAGTCTTTACGTACAAAATAACGTAAACCTGAAGGTTGAGCTACCACTGATTGACCTGCTCCTGGAGCTACATTTGTTGCAGGAATAACAATAGTGTCAACAGGAGTTTTAGCTGTACTAGCAACAGACATCATAGTTCCCGGAACCGGAAATCCTAAAGCGTCTTTTTGGGCATAAAATTTTTTAGCCATTGTATAAATAATTTAAAATATAAACTTAGGATATGTAGAATTTTAGTAAACCCTACATTATAATATACAAAATATCCCTGAAATTATCTACATTTGTGAACATAAAATAGAAATATGAACCAACAAGATTATGCAAGCCGCCTAGAAAAGAAACTTATTGATCAGTTTAAAGAGGAATTCTTTCAAAAATTTGAGTATTATCCTGTAGTTTTAACCAAAATCAACTTAGTTATGGGTGAAGAAGACAAATCTCCTCTAATGACTTTAGAGCAGTTAGAATCTTATTTTAACCCGTTTTTACCTACAAAACATGGTAAAATAGTACCTTTAAAGAATAAGATTAGAATAAGAGAGATTACTGAATTAAGATCTATTTTCTGCTATTTAGCTAGAAATATGAGATACTCTCTTAAAACTATAGGTGAATACCTTAATGGCAGAGATCATACTACAGTTATTCATTCGGTTAACAGTTTTAAAGACTTAATTGAAACTTGTGGCACTTTCAGAGAAAAATATTACAAAGTATTAGATCATATTAAACAAATAAATAATATAGAAGATGGGTCACCAATTATGGAACGTTTGCAGGAAGTACAATATTAGTCCCAATCAGCTTTACTTCCTAGACAGTTGTAGAGAAAAGATTGTACCTAGTAATGTAATAAATGCTGATGCACAAAGAGTTATATGTCAGCAAAGAGGATGGGTAGACACTGAAGGAAACTTAACTTCAGGAGCTTTATTCATTTTAGATGAGTTTGAAACGTTTTTAAAGAAAACTAAATCTAGAGTTACAAAAGAAATTTTAGGTGAAGATTTTATGAAATACGTTAATGAATATAGGGAAATTTTCCCTGATATTAGATTGCCTTCCAAGGAGTTAGGTAGGCAAAGTACTGTTGAACTATGTAAAAAGTTTGTACTGTTCTTTAAACAATATCCTCAGTATGACTGGGAATTAGTTTTGGATGCAGCAGATTATTACGTAAATTATTATAAGAAGACAGACTTTAAATACATGGCTTGTAGTAGTTATTTTATAATGAAAAATGACACATCTAAATTAGCTGATACTTGCCAAGCTATTATAGACAATCCAAAATTATTAAATATTTAAAAAATATTTGGATTAGAATAGTAGTTTTAGTAACTTCACATCCCTCAAAATTACAAAAATAACAGTGTATGTCAGAACAAGAACAAGAGATAGAAAGCCTATTCTATCAAATTACTCTTCCTCTTAATGAGAAGAAAACAATTTACGGTATTAGTCTAGATGGTTTTAAACTAGCAGCTGAAAAATTATTAAATAAAGCTTATTTACAAGGTAAGGTAGAAGCTTTAGAAGAAGTTAGAACGGATCTTAAAAACCTTATAACTTCTATATAATGTCTACATCACCAGAAAGACCTTACGGTACTAGAAGATACTCAGAAATTCTGAGAGAAACTATTCAATACGTTGATGATAGACGTAAAGGTAAAATTAAATCCTTACTTACTCCATGGCCTGGACTTAATAAAGCAGGTGTTAATGGTATAGAATGGGGCTCTCTTGTTACAATTGGAGCAAGACCTGGTGCAGGTAAAACTTTAATTGTAAGTCAGATTTTAAGAGAAGCTCGTAAATTAAATCCTACACAAGATTTTAATATTTTAGAGTTCCAATTTGAGATGGGAGCTAAACAGTCAGGTTCTAGAGCCTTTGCTGCTGAAACTGCTCTTGACTATAATCAAATATTAAGTACTGATAAAGCTCTTGATGATTATAATTATGATTTGTTACTACAATATACTAAAGAAGTTGAGGCATTAGAAGCGGTAGGTATTCATAGACTGCAGATAAACACTCCAATTAACAATAGAGAGATTATAGATGCAATTAAACAAGTTTATGTTACTCTTGGTAATAAACCTTTAATTATAACAATTGATCACAGCTGGTTAATTAAAAAAGCTCCAGATGAGAAAGAGAAGATTGCCACATTATACAACACTGTAGAAGCTTTAATGCAGATCAAGAAAGAACTTCCTGTTATTATTTTTATGATTACTCAGTTAAACCGTACAATTGATGAACCTTCTAGAAAGGAGCCAGGTAAAATTGGTAACTATCCAGTGTCATCAGATGTATTTGGTGGTGACGCCCTTATGCAAGGATCAGATATGTTATTAGCATTAAATAATCCATTTAAAGCTAACATACCTCTATATGGTCCTAAGGAATATGATGTTAAAAAGAATCATATTTTTATGCACTTACTTAAGGTAAGAAACGGATCTGATGATAATAATATATTATTCATGGAAGCAAACTTTGATAGACAAAAACTAATAGAAGTAGCAGAGTTTAACTCTCAAAATCCTACTGGTGGATATCAAAGACGTTCAGCTAGAAATCAACAACAGCAACCACAGACTTTTAGTAGTTTAAATACATTTCAACCCTAACAATAATACAAATGACAAGTTTCAATTTACAGTCTGCAGAAGAGCAGAAGAAAGAATGGAAGCGTAGTAAGCTAGAAGCTATACGAACCTACCATATAGAATTGATAAAAGACCTTGGTATTAGCGTTACTGATTTTAATATGAAAATGCCTTTTCATAATAAATCTGGTAAACTAGTAGTAGGTATCTTTTCATCAGAGTTTAAAAAAGAAAAAGGTTTCTACTTTGAACTGGTAACTAGAGAACTAGATCCAGTTGATGTAAAACGCACAGTGTATAGAATACCATATAACGCAGCTTTTGAAGAAGAGTATGAGTTAAATGAAAAAGGATCTTACTTAGTTCCTATTGAAGAGCTTAGATCTATAGATCCTCAGTCAATTGCTGTTACTAAGTATGCATCAGTTGAAAGTACAGAAAACACAGAGCCAATAGTATTTACAACTAACACCAATCCTAATTTAAAAAATGTTCCAGTTTATAATGCCCCAGCTTCTATGGATATGTCAGATGCTCCATATAGTGAGATGACTATAAGAGATTACTATGCTATCCATACAGGTAAAGCTGTAAGTGCCAAAACTTGGTTAAATGAACTTATAAAATCTAAATAACACATAATAACAATCACATGGCACAAGGAGTATTAATTATTGCAGAAAGTGGTGCAGGTAAGTCTACAGCTATTGAGACACTGAACCCAAAGGAAACATTTATTATTAATGTAGCTAATAAACCACTACCATTTAAAGGCTGGAAATCAAAGTATTCAGTTTGGTCTAAAGATAACCCAACTGGTAATATGTATGATAAATCTGGTACGGCACAAATCTATGCTGCATTACAGTATGTTAGTGACAAACGTCCTGAAATCAAAACTATAGTAATAGATGATTTTCAGTATATGAGCTCATTTGAGTTCTTTGAAAGAGTAGACGAAAAAGGTTATGAGAAATTTACTCAGATTGGTGCAGGTTTAGCTCGTATAGCTAGAATGCCTAAAGACTTGAGAGAAGACTTAACTGTATTCTTTTTAACTCATGCTGAAGAATCTACAGACATGGACGGTAAGCGTAAGTTAAAAGCAAAGACTATTGGTAAAATGGTTGATGAAAAGCTTACTTTAGAAGGTCTATTCTCTATTGTACTTTATGGTAAAGTAAAGAAAGGTAAAGATGATGTAATTAGATATGTTTTTGAAACTCAGACTACAGGTGATAACACATGTAAGTCACCTAAAGGAATGTTTGATACCTTTGAGATACCAAACGATTTAGGTTTAGTAAAGAAAGCAATCACAGATTTTGAAAATTAGTTAAACGTTTAACATTTATAAAACAACACGTATGTTTAGTACAAAAGGACAAGAAGTAAAACAAGGTGGTGGAGTACAGAAGTCTCTACAACCAGGAGTAAATTATGCACACATCTTTAGTGCATCAGTAAGAGAATCTAAAAATACAGGAAAGAAAGCTCTAGAATTAGTTTTAGAGGGCCCTGCATTAGAAAACTTTGAGGGATGGACTATTGAGAAAGGCAACGAGAATGGCCCTAAATTTAAGGGCCAATCAGCAAGAGTATCTGCAAGTATGTGGATTGACACTTATAACGAGACAAGTCCGTCTAAGAATGAGATCATGAACAAGCTAAGCATTATTGCTGTAGAATTAGGTTTAAAAGATGAGTTAGACGCTATCAGTGCATCTAGTATTGAAGATTGGGTTGCTCAAGTATCTAAATTGTTACAAGGAAAAGATTTATATTTCTTCCTTAAAGGACAAGAAGAAGAATACAATGGTAAAACTATTGTTAAATTATCACTTCCTAAGTTTAAATTTGCTAATGCAGATGAAACTAAATTAGATAAGTTTGACAAAAACAATCAATATCATTACAAAGCTTTACAGAATAAGCCAGTAGCTGGTTTTGAACCTGTAAATGATGATTTTAATATGTAAGCTTTTCTTTCATATACATACAAACAAGCGGGGAGGGTTTCTACTCTCCCCAATTTTTTTAAATTAATAAATATGTTTAAAACTAAAAATCTGGTACATGATGTAAAAGATGTACCAACACCTTGGATATTTGAACATTTTTGCAAGCTAAAAGAAAAATTACAGGGTGAAGAT